ACTGGCTAATATGCTGGATATGTTCTGCCCACCACTCTCTAATATGTAGGGTTTTAAACTGGCATCTAATTCGTTTGGAATAGTAATAATTGCTCCCGCACCGCAGCTTGCATCCACATCTGGAGTTTTTACAAGTGATGGATGCACACTTAATCGAATTGCTTGATCTATTTCTGACATCTCTTGTGCTATAGAAGCACTCATATCTGCAATATCGCCAATGTCCGAAATACCAACACCTCTTACAGGTCCTCTGTTGGCGTATATAAACACGGCAGGTATTTTACCAATTGTGTTGGGCATTTCTGATACAACAAACTGTGTGGTTGGTTTGTCTGGTCTAAATTCTTCTAATGTAATTGTTTCTGGAGTAAACTTTCTTACATAATATTTTTCGTTCTGTCCGTTGGCTCTTTGTTGTACTTCCAACAGTTTTAGATAGCTCAACTCATAAACACCACTCTCTGCTCTTGAGAATTCCCAATCCAATACGTTTTCTGGAGTAAACAAATTCAAATAAGGACGAATGCCTTGATTTAGCTCGTCGGCTCTAGTTTGTACGTTAGATACTGGTTTATCCACTAACACAAGACACGATCCGTACACTGTGCTCATAGCGTTAACCTGTCTCATAAATGAATCAAAGTTTTGTCCTTCTAAATCGCAATCTTTTAAGAATGCTTTTAATTCAGGTAATTTTGCAATGGATCCAAAGTCTCTTTCAATTGGGTTTCTGTAAATGAATGAGTTATAGATTGCTGTAATACCTTTAACGTGGTTATCATAAGGAGTAGATTGTATCCTTTTTAAATATTCTGCATCAGACTCATACACATAACGAGTTAGGTACGATCCCATTTTCCATTCATAACCACCCAGGTACGAATTAATTAAAAACTCCCAACGCTTGTAATGATTTAAGTATTCTGGATGCACACCCAATGCTGTATAGTGGGAGCTGATTCTTCTGGGATCCTGATTGACTGTAAAATTGCTAATAGTGGCCATGTTATACTTTTACTCCCCAAGTTGTAGGTTGTTGCATATAATTATACTCTCTGGTTACCGGGCTTAAAAATTGTATAGGATATGAAGCAGCATCAAACATGTGATCAAAACCAGAGTTTTTGTCTGGTTGGTTTGTACCATCTTTATACACATGTCTTTCAAGCGCATTGATTAATCTCTTACATCGTGGATGTATAATTATTTGTCTTTCTCCAGCACCGTTGCAAAGTCTACTATTAAAAGCATTAATTCTATCTCTAACTAATGCGTGGGAACTAGGCACTTTACAGATCAATCCTGCATTTTGTAGTATGCTTAGATCTGTACGGGAACCGGCACTGCTCCGTCTTTGACGACATGCTGGATCTGGATATGCAAATATCTTAGTATTAGGATATCTGACAATAATCTCTTCTGCTAATTCATCGGTGTTAGAACCGTGCATTTCAATCTCATCTATAAAATAATATAGTCCGTCTTGCATTACAAATATTGCAGCTGTCATAGGGTTTACGTTCATATCAATTCCTACGTGAATAATGCGTTGTGGTTCGTTAAATGTAAAGTCTTTTACATTGTGTGCTCTATCAAAGTTGTATGCAATCTTACCTTCGAAGTTAACAAATGTGCCTTCATACTCTGCTTTAAATGTTCTTAAATCTAAATCTCTACGCGCTGCCTCTATTTCCTCTTCAGGAACAAATGTGCCCTGCACAGTGGTAAATGAGTAGGACGACCAATCCTTTTCTGTAGGATCTTGGCCCTGTTGAAAAATATCATAAAACCAATTACCAATGCCTTTGGGAGTTCCAGCAAACATAGCTCGCCCACCAGTATCACTTAAAGTTGGACGTAGCACTTCATAAAATGCAGATGGGGATACAGATGCAGCTTCATCTACAAAAATATAATTAAGTCCCGCACCTCGTAATGCTTCTGGGTTGTCAGCTCCCCGAAGACAAATCTTTGATCCATTTTTAAGCACTATAGAAAGATCTGCTTCATTAATTTTTGTTGCCCAATTTAATTCTAGTGCTCTTTTTTTAACTTTGTCCCACCATATATTACGTGCCATTCTATAAGATGGTAACACTGCCCAACAAACCTGATCAGGCAAACGTGCATGATAAAATAGTTGTCTAATACCTAACGTTGTTTTTCCAAAGCGGCGTCCAGTACATAATACAACAAATCTATGTGTGTCGTTTGCTACTGTTTTTTGTGGTTCGCTTAATCGCATTATTCTGTGTCTTCCTGCCAAGGTAAAGCCACATTGTTTTCTATGCTGCTAGGGTCATCTTTTTGATCAAGATAATTACGTCCTAACCATATTTGCATTCTAACGTCTCCGGCCAAAGCCTTTTCAAACTGACTTTTTCTTATGGATGCCTTGCCTTCTGCTCTGCCTTCTTCAATTACTTTTTAAATCTTTTTTTGACTCCCTCACCGGTCATTCCGATGATGTAACCAATCTCTTCAAAAGAACACATGATTGAAGCCAACCGCTTAATCATATCTTTGTCGTGTTTCTTATAAGTTTTGCCTGCGTTGTTGGGTAGCATTAAATTAATCCTTTATCTTTAACAATAACTCGGAAGTGTCTAGAATCAGTGTCACCTTCGTCCGTGGTTATAGTAACTTGTACTGGGTATATGTTGTCTGCTGTGCCTGCTGTAATTCTGAATATTACTTTGGTGCCTAAAATGCTGGTGTCTGCTGCTCCGCTTGTGGGAAATGCCAGTGGTGCGGCATCGTTTGCAATAGTGCCCAACGTAACTGTGGATGTTGAAAGTGAATCTCCTGCTTGTAGGTAGTCTACAAAATCCAATGCTAGAGTAATATTAGCGTCCGGGTCCTTGTGAAAAAAGATTCCTTTTGAGTCTTTTAAAAATCCTGTTAAATCCATTTAACTGTCTCTCCTATAATTGACCCCAGCAAAGACAGGCCTTTTTATTTTGAAATCTCTGGTTTCTTGCCTTACAAAAAAAACCTTTTCTTCAGCTGATACGTTATTTACACGTGTTTCTTCTAAAACTTGATATAATCGCGATTCTTCGGGTAGTAAGAAACATTTGTTTTCCTGTTTAACTTGATATGTGTGCCACGGATCAACATTAAATTCTCTGCCCTCAACTGCTATTAACATTGATACAGACGTAGATATTACACCGCGTGCTGTTTTAACTGCCACAGCAGATATCTGCATTGCTGTGTTGATTGACAGCGCAGCAAAGTCTAAATCCTGTCCATCCGCTGATATATTTGCGGATACATTTAAATTAGCAATTGCACGTTTGGTAGCAACAGCGGATACATCTATCACACACTGTGCGTTTATTGCGGCTTCTGCTAAATCTAAATCTTGTCCGTCAACCGATATAGATACCTGACTGCTGATGTTAGCAACACCCGCGGCAGTGCGAACTGCATTAATTACAGCAGTTACTGCAGCTGCCAACTGTGCAGATGCAACGTCTAAATCTTCTCCAGCGGCTGATACTGTTAGTGCTGAAATAATGTCTACATTGCCTGCTGCTGTTTTAACAGCTGTGGCTGTGACCGACATGGCAGTTGATACAGCAAGTTCGGCTAGGTCTAAATCCTGTGCTTGGGCTGTAATAGTTAACGTTGAACTGAGTGCAACTACAGCATTCCTGATTACATTGCTATCTGCTGCAATCGTTAACGCTGAACTGAGTGTAACTATGGCATTTTTAATTGCATTGCTATCTGCTGTGATAGTGGCTGACACAGCAAGTGTGGTCTGTGCTAGATCTAAATCTGTTCCTGCTGCTGTGATACTTAATGCAGAAGATATAGCAGCTACAGCATTCTTAATTGCAACAGCATCTGCTATAATTGTGGCTGATATGTTTATAGAGGCGCTGGCTAAGCTTGGAGCTGTTCCTTCTGCTGTGATGCTTAATGCTGAATTAAGTGCAATTACAGCATTCCTGATTGCAACAGCATTTGCACTTGTGTTAGTAGATATGTTTATAGAAGCAGCGGCTAAATCTAAATCTTGTCCCGCTGTTGTAATGCTTAATGCAGAAGATATAGCAGTTGTGGCTCTTGCTGTTTTAACGGCTACAGCAGAGATGGCCATAGCAGTGTCAATGGACAACACCACTTCATCTAGATCTGTACCAGTAGCAGATACAGTTAATGCTATAGAAAGTGTGGCTGTAGCATTTGTTGTTTTGACAGCAGACACATTCACAGCTACAGCACTGCTTAATGCGCTGTTAGCAGTTAATACTCTAACTGCTGATACTGCAACAGCTGCAGCACTGCTTAATGTGCTGTTAGCATTTAATGCTCTAACTGCTGATACTGCTACAGTGATTGCGGCAGACAGAGTGGCAGATGCCGCATCAATTATTTGTGATTCAATTCCGCCTTCGACGTAATCGTAGGTGAGGTAATTGATCTCAACATAGACCGGATTAATCTGTAATCTGATATCTAAATCAGCCTGTGCTGTTAGAATAGCCATTCTCTGCGTCCTTTAGATCACAAAGAATTAGTCGATGCTTATTACTAGCGATCCTGTTGTGATTTGGAAAGTGTCCCCATCATCAATTTGCTTACTTGCGGACAAAACTCCGTGAGCAAGTAAATTACCGGTTGTGCTGGCATCAAATATTCCGATGTGTGTTACAGTGCCAAAAGATCCACCGTTAGCTGGTGCAAAAGTGATGTTGGCATTGTTAGTAATTGATCCTGCTGAAGCAGCAGACGTCTTGTTGTCAATCTGTATTCTAGCGTAATCGTACAAAGAGGCTACTTCAGAGCCTGATCCTGCGTCTGTTGGATCTGACGTGAATAGTGCTAGGTATGCGTTAGGTGTTGTGTATGCAGTGTTCTTGAATAATAAATCAAGAATTTTTAATTCTGCAAAATTGGAAAGAGCAGTCATGTTTTTCTCCTAATATTAGGTTAGTGTTTGTTATAACAAAGTTATTTACACAAAAAATAGATTTATACTGGCACCTTTATAAAACGATAGTAGTTGCCGCAAGTAATTAGTGCCACTCCTCTGCCTAATACTGTGCCTGCGTCTAAATTTGCTGTGGATGCTTTTGATCCTGAGGGCCAAGTCGCCATTGTGTTGATCTCCTTTGTGTATATTTAATTAAATTGCGTCAGTCTTTATGATTCTGTAATAATTTCCACAGGCCAATACAGCCACACCGTTGCCGAGTTTGCTAATAGCCATCCTGCCAGCGTTTGGCACTGTGCCTAGGTTGATAGTATCTGCAACTCTAACAATAGTGGGTTGGGTGGATGTCTGCTCTTGTAATTCAAATATGCTTGTATACGCTGTTGTTCCTTGTCTCCAAGCTACTGCAAAATAATTGCCGTGTAGGCGACCTAAACAGATAGCTTCTGGATCAAATGAAGTATTGGTGCTGTCTGTTGCTGGTGTGTTTGAAACTATCAACGCATTGGTGCTGTGTGTGTCGTCTGCAGTGACGTCATCAAATATAAACATCTCCGCCACACCGCCACCTTCGTGTGATGATACTATTGCATCCGGATAGGCATATTGCAGTTGTGATGATGCTGTTTCTGTTGTGTCTGTCATTGCAGTCACATAAAGATTTCCACCTGCCACTCCAGATTCGTCGTTGTATAGTTGTATCACAGACTTGCCTAAAACCATGCTGGCCGTGTTGTCGGTGTTCACATTGTTAATGCTTCGTCCGGTGGGTTTGTAATAGCCCACATCTGAATTGCTCCTGTATGTGGTTTCGACCCATGGCCCCCAACTTATACCCTCGCCAGCTGATCCATTATACATATAATGTTCCATCAAGGCCATCTGGAACTGGTTGTTTGTGGCAGTGGATGAATTGTTCCACAACTTGTTGCTGATAAAAAATCTCTCTGTCTGTCTGCCACTAAACAACTTGTCGCCTGCACCATATGGTTTTCCTGGATCATCTGCTTCATAATGATTCCGCATCCAGTGGATTTGTGG